ATCTCGTTGTTACTTCGATTGGCAATGGCCAAACAGTATTGACGATCTAAGTGTTGCGGTCCAGCAGACTTCTTTAAACGCGCCGAAGTCGGCGCTATATAAATAGATAATCTCATAGAGAGGACACAACACAGTTAGGCACTGGCTAATGTATTGTGTGGGGCACATTCCCCATAAGAATTTTAATGTGTGGGCTCATTCCCCCGAATAATTTGAATGCAAGGGGTCCCAAGGGGACCTTTGACGGCGCGTCATAAAAATTTTAACAGTACAGGAGGTTAAATATGATAATAGAGAATCGCCCTTAAAATTTGGTAGTATTTTAAGGGCAGCACAAGTTAAGATTATTCTTACTTGCGTCTAAATGCGCCATCTCCTAGTTAGTAATTGCGACTGGAAGTGTAATTGTTAGGAAAAGGTAACTACTCCGAACTAACAAACGCTCCTGATGAACACGAAGATAAAGATAGTGACTACCATAGACACAAACAAGAATGATTTTTTCCCACAATAGTCCAACGGGGGGACCCCAGATCATTAATTTTGATAAAAAAGAAAATAAAAATAAAAATAAAAATAAAAATAATTATATATGTATGTGTACTAATCTTTTCCAACCATCACCACCAGTTGCGATTTCTCAAGTAGAAACATATTCACCATTTTTCCCTCTCCTGAAACAGATTATCCTTCATGTGGCTATATATATTATATGGCTAGGATTCTGTTATCGTTTTTTCAACCTATTCATAACCTGTTGTTTTTTGTTTGAGTTAAACCTCTTATTAGAATATTACATAATGTGGTTAAAACTATTAGCGCATTTTATACCCTTACAACAATTTGGCCTTTATCCAGATGTTAAATGTATGGTGTGGAATGCAATAACTAGTACATTACTGCTGTGTGTTTTTTATAAGATTATAGGTAAAAGTAACAATTTTCTGACAATAATGAAGATTTATTGTGTATGGCATGTTTCCATGGGTTGTAAACGATTTAATGTGTCATCTCAACTCAATGGGTCCCATGGTGAGTGTACGGAGTCTGATGATGTAGTTGAGGACCATCACAATAATGACAAGAGTCAACAATTTACTAATTTCTTAAATGAATTGAGTTTTCTCCGTGAACCTGTGGCCCAATTATCAGATATATCAATAAGAACTTACACCACTCCCCATCATGGTATATCACACACCATGGAACATGCACGTGTTGGTGGTAAGACTGGTATGGTGAGTTATGGTCCCCCACCTGGTGAGATCCAGCATAACCTGGAGGTGGCAGCATTACTGGACCAACCTGAGGTTGTGGTGGAGGGTGGTGAGAGTCCAAACCCACCACCCATCCGTTTTATCGTGTGTATTGATCCATCTTATACTGGCCCTACTCTATACCCTAACTCGCCAGGGTGCTTGCTGAACGATTATAGTTCCCATATTAGAGTGGAGCATGAGTTAGTGACAAGTGAGGAGTTGCCCGCTTATTGTAAGAGCCAGGATACTAGTAGTTTGCTAGTAAGTGTGTCAGCTAAGGATAATAAAGTATGTACAACTGTACGTCCCTTAGTTTGTTCTTATAGTATAGCAACATATTTATTAGCTAGTGAGAACCCGGATGAAGCTGGTACTTTGATACCTTATACCCGGTATTGGGTTTTGACTCCTCTTTTACAAGAGTTGAGACGATCCATTACACGGGCAAGGTATGATCCCAGTGTTCTAAAGGGGGGCTTGGTTAAAATTACCGATCTGGGTTTGTCTTTGAGCCATCCTTTGATTTATTCCACATATCAGTATTGGGTGGGTAGTTTAAAATACGCTAATGGTGTTAGTATTAACACTGCCTTAGATTTTAAAGCGTGTAATAATAAGGGTAATGTAATTGATGGTGATTGTCTGTCCCCTGAGTTAAGTGGTTTGGTGCCTGTACAGGCATATTATGCCCCTTTTACTTATAAGGCCGTGACGTGTGCATTACCTGATGATTGGATTGTGCGCACAGATTTCACTGTATTAGGGCAAAAGAAATTGATGGAGATATTGGAGGTAGATCAAGATTTATTTAAAGATGGTCTTAAAGTATTAGTGGCTAAGCCTAATCGTACTTCCAATCGGATGGAAAAAACTACGTGTTTTTTCCGTTTCTTAGGTGATGATGGTAAACACTTTATTTTTAATTGTAGGACACCTGACAATATGTGGAAGGGAGCTAGGCGTATAATCGGAGCTCGTAAAGACGAGATCTCACTGAGGCACAATATGGAGAGATTAGGTGCTCTAGTGCTTGGCACCCTCGATCCCGATCTTTTGGACATTGCCCTTCGTAGGGATGGTATGAAACCTGATAAGTTACTTAGTTTGAAAATGAAGGAAAATGCCATAGTGTGTTGTGAGGCTGATAAACAGATGATTGATTTCAACATTTTCTTGGGGCAGTATATGGGTTATGGTTATCTTCATATGTTTGTCTATTTGATTAAGTCATCTAGTTTGTATTTATATAATGCCCTTATCTCTGCTCTAGTGTGTGGTTGGGATGTAAAATCTGTGCGCGATATTTTTGTTCAAGACCCACATATAAAGAGGAATATGCGGGTGGCTTATAATGAACAGCATCCTGAACACGATGGTACCAATATACTGATTGAGAAGGCTTGTTGTGCAGTTAAGTTTGAAGCTGGTAAACCTGGTAAAACTCCACGTATATTCACTAGTTATGAGTTTGCATTCTTGTTATGTTGGCATGTTATGAATTTATTAAAGTTGGCTTTGCATGGTTGGAAACATTTTACCACAAAAATGGGTGTTTTTGGCAGTGTGGCAACAGTTGATCTTTTTATTCTTTCTAAACCCCAAAAAGGTGATTTGCCTGATCTGTTCACCAAATTAATAGTGGATTAC